GCCTAGCGCATTGCTTACATTGGTGTTGTATTGGCTCAGCAACGGCTGCGCCAAGCCTTGCGCAAGCCCACGCGCCAACGTCTGCGATTGCAATCCCGAGCCGCTGCGTCCAGCGGCGGCAAACTCGTCATTGACCGTGTTGCTGACATCGCCGGTGATCGTATTGATGACATCCTGCATCCCGGGCGGCATGGCGCCGGGATTGCTCAGGATATCGGTATATGGCTGCACCGCTTTCTGATAGCTGGTCATGGCCTGCTGGATTGGCGCAGCAAATTGCTGAACACCGCCGCCGCCAAGCAGGCTCGTCGTCAGATTACCGATGTTCCCCGCCCACGGGTTGCCCTGATAACCAAGGTTGGTCAGTGCGGTGATGGCACTCTGCTGCGTCGGGTTAGAATAGATATTCTGCGGCAGCCCGAGGTTTTGCGCATTGCCGAGAACACTCTCAAGCAACGGCTGCGCCGGTTGCCATGGCTGCGTTTGGCCGGCGGTTTGCTGGACCTGCTGCTGCTGTCCTTGCTGCGATGACTGTCCGCCCATGGCGATTACCTTCTGTGTTTGTGAACCGGCTTGGTCTTTGGCTTGACCTTCGGACGACGGCCACGTGGCGCAACGACGCTTTCCTCATCCTCTTCCTCGGCGTCGTAATGCGTTTGCTCCGGCTCCGGATCCTCGGCACCTTCCAGAGCCGCATTCTCACTGGCCGGCGTGATGACCGGTTCCGAGTTTTGATCGAAATGATAGCCGGTCTCGTCCTCGAACACGTCGCAGATCTGATAAACCTCGGGCGGAGCCAGGCGTCCCGCTGCCGTACGATCACGCAGCCGCACGACCATGTTGGCCTTGTTTACCATCGTGTCCTCCGCGGGGTTGGCGGCTCGTCCTCGTCCTCGGGCTCGGTTTCTTCGGCAACTGCGCTGCTCGGTGGCGGGAGTGGCGTAAAGTTTTGGCCGACGCCTTCCATCCAACGCAGCATGCCGACCACCTCGCCGTGCGTCATGCGACTGGCTGCGGTATTTGTACGTGTTTGCTGTGCGAGATCATCCACATCGTCGTCGCTCAGCGGTGCAGCCTTGGTTTCCGGTTTCATGCGAGTTTCCTTTCTCCGATATGGCCGATGATCTTGTAATCGGGCAGCAGGCGTGACCAGCCATTGCGGCCAAAGAAGCGCATAGCCGCGCAGTTCTCATTGCGGGCATAGTTCTCAATTTCTTCCAGCAACGGCATCCATTCATCGCGATCGACGCCGGCACAGGCAACAATGGTGCAATACTTGTGGCCGTTTGCTTTGCTGATCTGCGTTACCGCCGTGGCTTGGATCTTGTTGCCATTGGTGGCAACCCACATCAGCGCGCGGCCGTGTCGGACATCCTCGATGACAATCAGGAAATCAGAAATATTCGTCTTGGCCATTGCCGCATGGATCATGTCAGTCGTCAGCGGCAGGATCAGGTCGACTTCGCGCGGATTGACGCAATGCAGATTGCAGATGGCCATCAGTTATAGCCGGTTGCGACCCAGCGCCCGCTGGTGGTGAAGTAGCGAAACGTCGCGCAGATGTGCGGCGTGACATTTGCGCCGGTTCCGGTGATGATGCGATTAGCAGCGGACGAACTCAGATCCTCATTGACGATCGTCATGACGCCTGCGGTCGGATTAAAAATCTCGATTTGCCAGCCGTCGCCATCAAACGTAAAGCCGCCGACACTAAAGGCGGCCGTTGGCCCGGTTATCAGCATTGTCGATGATCCCCAGACGATGTTTGAATTTAATCCGTTTGTCAGCGTCAGCACCGTATGCGGCGAGTTGCGCAACGGCGTCGACATGGCGGCGCCGTAAACCGTCGCCTGGCTATCGGCATAAAAGCATGCGTCGCCGACATTCAAGCCAGCGACAAACGGAACCGTCGCGCCGTTGCCGCGGTTGAGCCCGTAGAGAAAATGGCTCGCTTCTGGCAAGTTTGGCGTACCGGATTTCTGAAATTCGACCGTCAACCCGCTCGGATCAACATGGTAGAACGTGCAGCTCGACGGCCACGCGCCGCTGCTGCCGGTGTAATCAAACGTAATGGCCGCAGTGCTCGAACCGGCGTCAAAAAAATGCAACCCATGAAATGTGTTACTATCGGTGTTGCGTAGATAAAGCGCAAATATATTGGGTGCCCCACCACAGACAAAGACCGTGTTCCAGAATGAGTTATAACAGGAATTGGAGGTGAGGTCGCTGTTGCCATCAAGAAATATACCCTTGCCGGAAGTCGCTGCGGTCGAAAACTGCAGGGTCGTGTTCTTGAAACTGTTATGCATGCAATTGGCAAGTTGTGTGCTACCAAACGGCGTTTGCGACCGTGTATCGAACCAAAGACCATTGCCGGCCAAAAATCCGGTGAGCGTCAAATCTCGGCAATCGCCCCATTGGGCCGAGAGCATATATAAACACGTATCAGCGATACTGTTGCCGTCGAGCGATATGTTCTGAATACCCCAGCCGAGCATTGGCCCCTGAACTTCGACCATCGTCCCAGCCGCCGCACCGATCCATTGTAGAATGACCGGCGACGTCGCGGTGCCGCTATAAGCTGGTGCCCAACCGGGAACACCGAGCCCGATTATTCGCTGGCCGTTGATCTTGCTTTGGGTGCTAGTTGTGCCATTACCGATGATCAGCGTCGAACTGATCTTGTACAGGCCAGCCGGCACATAAACGTCCTGGCCGGTGGCCAGCGCCTGGATGAAGGCACTAGTGCTATCCCTGCCGCCAGTCGGGTCGGCGCCAAAAATCGTGACCAGCGCGCCGCTGATCGGCTGCGCGTTGACCGCGCCAATACATTGATTAATGGCAAATATGATCTTGCGCTGGTCGGTTTCATTGACCTGCAGGACGCCAATGCTGCCCACCTAGAATTTGCCCTCGGTGGCAAACATCGGTTCGATGCCGATGGCGCGCGTCCATGTCGTCCCGGCGGGAATGCGAATGCGCCCGCGTGAGTAACGGGTCGAGCGGTTCAGCGGACACCAGCCATTGGCCAGCATCTGGCTTTCCGTCGTGAAACTCAAAGCGCTAGTCGTGTTTTCGCGATATGAACACGAGCCGTAAACGGTCGGCGCATCGGTGATTGGACGAATACCCTGCACCCGCACGCGCGTGCCATCGGTTCCCTGTTCGCCAGTGTCAAGCGTTGCCTCGACCGCCCCGCCGGTAAAAAAGCACAAATAGTTATTCTGATTGAATTCGCCGATATCCGGCGCCGTCGATGGATTTGACGCGCCAGATATTTGTTGCGCGATCGGCACAAGGTATTGGCCAAGCATTGGCACGGTCGACGCTCGGTCGAGCAGATAATCATAACAAAGGATATTCGAGTAGGTGCCCGCACCGGAAGTCCCGTAAGACCAGAACACCCGTGAGCTGCGCCGGTCAGCAACACCAATAACAAGCTGCAAGTTGGTGCGATCGGTGTTGGACAATACATACCTGTCAAATTTTTCCTTGCCGATCTCGACCGGATAATTGCTGCCCGGTTCGATCTTGTGAAAGCCGGTATTGTTGAGCCAGAAAATGCGCTCGCCGGCCCGCACCAGGCTATAGGGCGCGTACAGCCCCTTGTCCTGCGATATGCGCTCGATCTGGAACACATAATCCGTGCCCGGCGCAAAGGTCATGCGCCGAATGGCGTTGTCCTGAAAGATGATACCGCCGGTTTCACCACCAGCAACACCGCGAACAACGCCGCCGTCGGGCAAGTCTTGATAATCGCTTTGCTCTACGCCTGAGGTCCACTGCAACGGGTCACTGATGCCCGACCACTGTATGCGATAGGCATTTGGATATAAGCCGGACAAGACGACAAACTGGCCAACCGTTGTGACATAGCGCGCACTGGGTGGCGTACCGGCGAGATCGACAAAATTGCCCGGCGAGGCCAGGTTATACATCTGCGGAGCCGTCGCGATCTGGACGGCAATGACGTAATTATTGAACTGGGTAAACTGCCATTGCTGATCCGGGCCGAGCGTCGTGTAACTCGATCCGCCCTTTGACACCTTAGTCCATGTCAGGGCGCCAATATTTAGGGTATAGAGATCGGTGGCAGTTCCGGCAAAGAACGTGATCGTGCCATCGGTATTGTAGGCAACGAACGCGCCGCGGCATTTGGCAGGCAACGCCGTGGAATAGGCGGCGGGATTGAGCATTGGCCCATAGCCGTCGCCCCGTGGCAATGCCCCGACAATGCTTGCCGAGTTAGTGGTTTCGTAGTCGGCGACGTCAGGTTTCCACTCGCCGAATGGGATTAAGGGCACGCTATTTCTTCGGCGCGACCGAGCTCAGGCCATCCCAGCCGGCAACTTCCTGCACGCGGCGCTTGGCCTTGGCGGACGCGCGGTCGACGTCGCCCATATTGTCTTCCGGCTCCAAGTCATTCCCCGGAGAGCCGCCGTATTTAGAGCCGCCGTCACGTTTGTGATTGCCCTCGTCGTCATAGTCAGGATGCGGCGTCGTGATGTCTTTGCTGTCGGTGTACGGGCCAGCGTACGCTTGACCTTTTTTGTGGGCTGCCATGATTGTCTCCTGTCAGGGGGTTGGTCCGAGGATCTTGATGCTCGCGAATTTGCCATCACGTTTGTCGAGGTCTTCGATCTCCTGGAAAATTTTATCGCGGCGCGCGATCCATTTTGCAAGAGCATTATCGTCCTGGGTCAGCGCTGCGCTTTCCGCCAACGCGCCGTACAGATAAACGTCTGGATGCTCGGTAAACAGCCAGTTGGTGCCGTCTATCTCCAATGAAGGAATAGCGAGATAATACTCAAGCCCATAGGTCGCGGTGTCGTCAGTCGGCGCGATGTATATTGAGCCATCGGTGATGGTGAAGGCGATCGGACAACCAGAGGGCACCGTGGGCCATTCGGCCGTGTAATAGCTCGGGTGCACCCATTCCAACAGGCGTTTCTGCGACCCCTGCCACCAGACATTGCGCCAGCCCAGATAGCCAGTCGGCAAGCTACCGACACCATCCGTTGTCGTGAGGGCAACCAGGTTTTCCATCTCGCGCACGCGCAGGCGGCGGTTGCAGGTCGCCTCGAACATTTGCACGAAGAGCGACACGTAAGTGGTCAGATCCGAACGGCCGCCAAGCCAAACAGAGAGGGCGTTTTCCAGATCGCTATAGTTCCCCATCGGCATTTATTTGGCCCTCCATCCGAGCTGAAACGATGGGCCGAGGTCGACGCGAAACGCGCGGAACTCGGGGTCTTCGAGTTTCTTGGCAATAACCTCATTCTCGAAGCGCATAGAAAATGGCCCCGCCGTCATGTCACCGCCAGCCTCATCCCACCATTTATAGCGCCAGATATGCGGGATGGTGGCGTAGTGTCGGCCCCAATCCGAGCGTGGCTTTTGTTCGTTCGCCAATCGCTTGTTGTGTTCGACAATACCCTCAACGTCTTGCCATTGGCAGACCGTCAAGAGCCTGTCGCCGGGATCCTTCCTGATACTGATGTTGACGGCGCTGGAGCTCATGTGGCGCACTCCGAAACGTTGATTGTGGTCGCGGTTGCGCCAATGGCTGCGATGCTCTCGCCAGCGTTAACCAAGAAATATTCCGGGTAATTGCTGTTGAGCAGAGTGTCGGTTGTCACCGCAGTAAGCGGCGCCTTGCCAATGCGTACATTGGCCGAACCCCCGGAGGCCACTTGCACGCGAATATAAAAGGTGCCTTGCGCAAAAGGTGATGCGCTCGTTGTCGACGTTGTCGCTGCCGCAATGGTGTACGCAGGAACGTCCTGCCTGATCCGCGCGGCATTTTGTAGGTTGCTCATGATTTCTCCTAAGAGAAAAAAGGGCCGGCCCTAAACAGGGGTAAAGAACCGGCCAAGGTCCGGGAGGATTAGATTGTGCCGCGACGGACCTGAACGTAGGCCGTCGGAGTACCACCGCCGCCAGTCGCGCCGGTAAAGGCAAAGCTGATCGTATCGCCGAGATTGACGATGCCACCGCTGCTGAGCCCGATCGTGGTTGCCGTATAGGGCGCAGTCCCGACCACCGTTGTAACCACAGCATTTGGCACGGCTGTGCCGTTGACGCTGATGGTGCAGGTACTGTCGGCCGTTGACGTTCCCGTCGCGCCCGTTGTCACGCCGCATAAAGTGATGCGTCCAGCAAACGGCGCGGCGATCTGCCCAGTCGTGGCAGAGATCGACGTGAACGAAACCGGCAACTGCGCCGTATTGAAAGGAACAACCGCTGGATAAGCCATGGTTCCCTCCTTAGGATGACGTCAGGTCGAAGATGCCGCCTGAGGCCGCCTGGTTGCGGGCCGTGAGTGTGTGCTCAATCAGCAACTGACGCCGATCGGTGTCACCGGTCTTTGCCAGCGGAAACGACACGAAGTTGCGTCCGGGCAGTGGGCTGTCCGCCCACATGTCCATCTGCAGGCAGAACACGTCGCGGGCGCGCTGAAAACGATTGGCCACGGCGCGCAGCGTGCCAAAGTCCGACTTGTAGGTGTCGGCCGCCGCAGTGATGGTCATCGTTTCTTGGTTCTCAATCGGGGTGCCGCGGCCGGTGAAGGTCGAGAACACCTGCTTGTTGAACGCACCCATCATGATCACGTCGGGCTTGCCGCCAGCCGTCCAGATCTTCTGCAGCACGTTCTTGAGCGAAGCCTCGGTATAGCCGCGCTGCGTACCGTCAGTGCGCGTTTGCGAACCGTCCGGCGACGTCGGGTCGGCTGCACCGCCGGCGGTGCCCTTGTCCGTGTTGGTGAAGAGCCAACTGTCAATTCCACCGAGATTGCGGGCGGTGGTTTCATTGCCGGCCAGCTTACTCTGATTGTTAAGCATGGTCATTTCCACGTCGCGCTTAAGGGCCAGGCCATTCAACATGACCTGGTAATCCATTTCGTCGGCGCGGCCGGCGTGTTCGACTGAACGCTGCGTACCGGTCACCCGCGGGATTTTGATCTGGATCTGCGTATAGTTGCCCAGACGCCGGGTCGGGATGGCCACCGTGGCCGCCACTGAGTCGTCACCTTCGAGGTTGGCGTTATTGGGTGATGCAGCAGCGAGATTTTGTGTCTGCCATTCGTGGTTAGTAGCATTGGCCGTTTCGCGGTCAATGCCTGAGTAGAAGGGAGTGTCCAGTTTGTTATCTCAGCGGCTCTTTATCCGCTGACTCTCTGCATTACTGCAGAGTTCAGACTATATCATCACTTTCGTGCGGAGCGCTCGTGGAGGAAATTACTGCCGTGGATCGTGGCTTTAGAATGCCATTGGCCCATTTGTAGTTTGCTGCGCATTGATAGGAACAAAAAATATGAGCTTTTCCGCTCACATCGCTCCATCGCTTGCTCAGAAACTTTTGGCACCACTCACATTCGCCTTGCCAGCGTCTGTAGGCTCGTCCTCTAGTCGTTACACCTTCAATCGGCTTTCGCCGATTGCTTGGCTCGGGATTGTCCTCGGCCTTACCCGGTTGGATGTTCCCCGAATTCACCCCGTTTGCTTCTAACACAGTATGTTCTGCCCAGTGACAAGCACTACAGAGCGTAAGTCCATTCGCTAAATCCCACCTAAGCTCCGGATATTCTGCGAAGGGTTTGATGTGATGAGCGTGTAATTCAACATCAGTCGCTCCGCATCTTTGGCATATAGCGTTATCGCGGGAGATCACCGCTCGCGCCCATGCCCCATGCTTGCCGCGCCTATTTGCTCGCCGACTGTCGGATTTGAACAATGGATGTTGGTCGCCATAGAGCCGTCTCTGGCCATATTTTGCACATTCCATCGAGCAGAACTTTCGCTTGCGAAATTCCGAAATTGCTTCCGTTTTCCCCTGGCGAAATTCTTTTCCACAGTGCTGACAAATGAGAGAACGCGGGCCGGATTGGTAATCTGGATGATTTACTCCAGATGACGTTTGCGATCGCAATTTGCCGCGACATTTGTTGGAGCAGCATTTTGCCACCGCTATCCGGGCGGGTCTAACGCAGAACTCCTTTCCGCAGATGATGCAGTTGAGCAGAGCCATGGTCGCCTCCTCATGAAGCGACCATCATACTACATTAAAAGGACCGATGTCCAGTCGGATCAATTCTGTAGATAACGTCCGACAAATCTTCCCGATTGCCGATAGCACTGTACGTACTAAACGCACTCGTTGCGAGGGTCATGGGTCACCTATTGCTGGCTACGGCGCAACCTCAGCAATTCCGCTGCGAGCTTTGCGCCTTGCGCGTGGCTGGTTGTCCGATCGAGCTGTTTTTCCAGCGCGGATATCTGTTGCTGAACACCTCGACCGGGCGCGGGTGCAACTCCGGGCCGCTGAACAGGTGGAAGGGCTTTTGGCGCAGCCTTTTTGATCGACGCCTGTGCCTGATCGTACAGGGAGGCTTTTTTGATGATTTCCTGTAACCTGGCATCGCGCAGCGACAAGGCTTCTTGTCCTGCCCATTGCCGGCCCAGTTCATCTTCGCTGAACCCGGTATTTTTCAGGGTATTGATGGCGGCTTTCTGCAGTGCGGCTGCCTTGGCTTGGTCTGCAAATTCTGGATTGCGCTCTATAAATCGCGCATCTTGCTCTTTCGCAAAGGCCACGAACCTGGCTTGCAGATCCTGGGCCTGGCGTTGCTGAGCCGCTTGCGCCTCGTTGGCGATGGTGGCCAGTTTTTTCTGGCTGGCATCCCATGCGATATAGCGAGCCCAATCCTCGCGGGCGAGTTTTTGCACATCTTCCCAATTTTTGATGTCGGGAAAATCGCCAGCGATCGACTGTTGCAGACTTTCGACAAGGGCAGGCAATGCACTTTCGTACTGCGCGCGGGCCTGTTCCAATCGTTGACGCTCACCGTCGAGCGTCTTCTTTTGTTCCGCGGCCTCGTTTTGACTACGGCGAACGGCATCGCTGGCCTTTCTGTCACTCTCAAGCAGAAATTCCTGCGTGGAGCGGTCGAGCCGGTTCCAATGCTCAGCCTGGTCGCGTGTCCAAGATCGCGGAAGTTCGAGTGGAGGCTCTTGCGGAGCCTGGTCGGCTTCCTGATCTTCGCCGGTAGCCTCTTGCGGAGGGGCGGCGTCCGTCTCATCGGCGGATGGTTGTTCCGGCGGGGCAGCCTCGGCTGGCGCACTCTCGGCCTGGGAAACTGGTGCTGGTGCAGCGGCATGCCGTTGGCGCGCAAGCAGCCGCGCGGCGTCACTGATCGATACGCGTCCCTTGACATCGTCGGGAACGCTGAATGTTTGATCGATGTCAGGAGCGAGGTCCTGATTAGCGAGATCTTCTGCCATGTTATGCTACGCCATAAAGCTTATGGCGCCCTTGCTCGATGTCGGCCAATGTCTTTTCAGCCATTTTGCCGTCTTGAACGACGGAGCTTAGTGCCAGCGCAAGCTGGTCGGTCAGGTGCATCGACAACCAGATCCGCTCGCGCTCGGCCGCTTCTTTGGAATTAAGCCAGCGGGTTCTGAGCGAGTCCTTGACGCGCTCAGCCGCCCACCGCACGGGCTCTTCCAAGGCTTTCGACGCATAACCCTTGTTGATCGCATCCTGCGTCTTGTCTTCGCTCATCGACCATGGCCTCTAGTTGATCCTTGACCGTCGCAATGACCGAACGCCAATCGTCCTGCGTCTGCTGACGCACGGTCTGCATGCTGTCGTACCAAACAGTGCGATTGCTGTTCCTGTCCCAGCGCCAGTCACAGAATTTGGTGATCAGCGTGAACACGGGCACACCCAATGCCCCCGCCAGATGCGCGCATGCCGTATCGACGCTGACCAGACAATCGAGCCGCTTGATCAGACGGGCCGTGTGCCGCCAGGACTTGGCAAACGGTGCGAGATCGGCAACGAAGCCGTCATATCCCGCCGCCGTGATTTCCTGCGCCGCATCGCCAATCTGCAGCGAATAGAAGGCCACGCCCGGGATATCAAACAGCGGGCAGAAGTCGACGAACCGCATGGAGCGGTGGCTATTGCGACCAAACGCAGGATTACCCCGCCAGACAAGCCCCACATTGAGCAAGCCGCGGCGCGGAAACGTCGCCGGCTCAGCGTCAAAATACGGCTTGCCGCTGACATCCTCGATGTCGACGCCGGTGCGCCAGGGCACCGTCATCGAACCGATAACATAGTCGGCGTCAAACTTCTCGATGGCAATGACGCCATCGACCGGCATATTGTCGGCCACGAGTTCGACCGCGGGCGGCACTTTGCCGGTGAGATAGATCTTGGCCGCGCCGTATTCACGCAGCCGCGGAATAAATCGGCTGATCATGAAAAAATCGCCGATCCCTTCCTCGGCATAAATGACAACGGTTTTCCCAGTCAGATCCTCGCCCTGCCAATGCTTGTTGTGCATGTTCTTGGGCAGGAGGCCTTGGTTTTTGAGGCCTTTTTCCTTGAGATCGGCCTCGCTGCATTCGCGCCGGCATTCAAACGCCTGCAGGCCTTCGTGGAGCTTACCCATGGCCATCAGGGTCAGCGCGCGATCCTTCTTGATCTCCGGGCGCCCAGTGATCTCGATTGCCTTGTCGTAGCATTTGACCGCTTCCGCATCGTCGCCATTGGAGCGGTAGGCAATGCCAAGGTGATGCCAGGCCCGACCAAGCCAATCCTTATCCGGCGCCTGATCGACGCAACGGTGAAATAGCGCAATCGCCTCGAGCCAGCGGCCGGTGGCGCTCAGCGCCGTCGCATAGTTGAACGCAACTGTGTATTTCTCCGGATTAATGCGCCAGGCGCGCTGCGCGAGCGGAAATTGCTCATACACATGCACCCGGTCAGCGGTGTTGAACAAATGCGCAAAGTGCTGCACCAGGGCATCAGTATGGTCAGGATGGAGGAGCAGGGCGCCAGCGGAAACTCGATATTTGGCAACGTCTTCCGGATCGCTCACGCCGCTTCCTTCTTTTCCACCACTTGAATGCACGTGATCACCGGATCATCGAGATGGATGGCGAGCACGTTATGCACGTCGTGGGCAAAAAGCTTGTAGTTGAAGCCGGTCATGAACTTTTCCAGTTCATCGCGGTCGATCTTGGCCATGTTGATGAAAATCACCGGATGATCGCGCTCGATCACCTTGGTGGCGCCGGCCAGCGCCTGCAGTTCCATGCCTTCGATGTCGAGCCGGATGAAATCAATGCGCAACTGGCTACAATAATCGATGGTCATGCTACGCACGCGCGAGGTCGGCTTGTCGTAATCGATCTTTTGCCCGATGTCCTCGGTTCCGAGGCGTCGCTGCAGCTCGAATGAGCTAAACGCGCCGGCCGCGCAATAATTGGGCTCGGGAATATCGATAAAACCCTCTTGCGCATCGATCGCCGCCCAAATCGCGCGCGCATTGAAGCAATTATGTACTGCGAGATTGCCGGCGAGCGCATAAAACAGCCGTTCCTGCGCCTCGACGGCAATCAACAGACCCCAATCATGGAGAAAGTCCGCGATTTCGACGCTAAAAACACCGATATTGGCGCCGCAATCAAGCACGGTCAGCGGATCGCCGACAAACTTACGCTTTTCCGTCAGCAATTGCTTGATCACTTGCGTATCGGCGCGATTATGCTCGCCAAATTCCAGCAATTCGGCGCCGATGCCGTGCCATTTGTCTTCGTAGCTGCGGTGATAGTCGAAACGATTGACGATCATCGAGCCATGCGCGGTGTTGTAGAGCCCGAATGCGTTCTTTTTCAATGCAGCGTCCAGAGAATGGCAATCATGTCGTCTTCTTCTTCCTGTTCTTGCCGTTTGGCCTCGGCAATGATGGCTTCCGAGGCGGCAATGGCGGCGTTGGCCCGCTTGATAGAGTACGCAACCTTTTTAGAGCCGAGAGCCGCGTCAAGAGCGTTGGCGAGGCGAACAAGGTCGGCATTCAGCTTTTCCGTTTCGGCGGCATCGACAACCGCCAATAGCGCTTTCTCAGCGGCATCCTTGGCCGCCCTGATGGCGTCCTGCTGCGGGATGGTGCGCGATCCCTGCAGGTCCATGATGGCGCGCATTTCGGCGTCATAGGCCAGCATGAACTCGCGCCAGCGCCGGCGTGAGAATGTCTGAACGAAGCCGCCGCCACCGAGTGCGGCCGGTGGGACGCCCGCGAGAACCTGAAAGCCTTTGATTGGGCCGGTGACATCGTTCTGAAATGCATTTTGTTGAAACACGGCTCAGCGATCATGCGTTGCCTTGCGGCGCGTCGATGACTGGCGGAGCGACGTGCGCCGTGGCGCCATCATGGGTTAGCTGGCCATCCACTGGTTATGTCGATCGCACCGACCTGTTGCTTCGTTGTGCACGCAGCGATCTGGGCGCGGAGCGTCCGATAGTTGTTCGTGATCTGCGCCAGGAAGTTCGCCAACTGCGTCCCGGTAACCGACGTCACCGTCCCCTGCATGATGAAGTTACCGAGATTGAAGTTCTGATTGAAAATTGCATCCAGCGCCATCTGCTGAATGAACTGGAGATCGCTTAAAGTCGCTGGTGTTGCTATTGCTCGGCCAAATGCCTGGATTTGACCGTACGGCGGGTTCAGTTGATGTCCGAGGGTTATTGCAAGGCTCTGAAAGGTATCAGTCGCCGCCGCCGTCCCGCCCTGCGCAACCCACGCCTGATAAGTTGGATCAGTGTTAGCAACGAGGGCATTGCTCTGGCTACCGTAGACTTGCAAGGTCGATCCAGCAACGACCCAGTACCAATTACCTGGTTGATAAACGATCACAGATAGATACCCCCGGTGTTCTCAGCTGGTGGGACCGGCGTTCCAGCGGCGCTTCCAGGGAAGTAGTTGACCCCCGAGCCATTGGTATTGATTGTGGAATTAGCCGTGGCGGAAAACTTCTGGCATCCAGCGGTGAGAGAAACGCCAGCAAAGCTAATCCCGGTCGCAGCGTTTAAGAATGCATTGTTGGAAGTCAGTGCCCAACAGAAGATCGTTGGCGTGCCGGTCGAGGTCACGGTGATCGCGCTCGCATACGTGACCACAGCACCATACGTGACAATGAGATGGTTATTCGCGTTGCCGCTGACGTTGTAGTTTCCAAACAGAACAATAAACCCACCCGGAGCAGCGGCTTGTATGTGAGCGCCTGCCTGCCCACCGCTCAAGCAAGTCCCGTAATCCATCACACCAAGAGAAAGCTGCCCCGCAGCGTTGTGGAAAACTAGAATTGTACCTGCTGTTGTTGAGACGTTCGTGATCTTAAAACCAGTTACAGTAAGTTGGCCAGGAAGATTAACCGCGATCTGAACACCCACAGCACCGTTGGTATTCCATAGCACGTTAGATGGGGTTGAAGTATCACCAAGTAACTGGACTGTCCCGCCTCCAACCCACGGCGCGGTAACATTTAACATTGGAACGCCAGCCGTACCGGCGTAGGTCTTGACCCCCGCTTGGCTTCCTTGCTGGATGGTGACCTGGTGGCCGCCGGTGTCCCAGTTGTTCACAACATAGCTGAACGCAGCTTGCCACGTCAGGAACGCCTGGGACGAGTTATCGGCCAATCCGTTGTTGCTGTCGTTCCCATCCGTCCGGACGTAGAGCGTTATGTTCCCCGTCAGCCGAAGCCGGGGGACCGTATTTAACACGCCCTGAACCAACAGCCCCGTACAAGCCACGAAGTTGTTCGTCGTGCTCGCGGCGTACAGGTTCAGGTTCGTCGTGTTCCCGCTGAACCGGCACGCCGTGTAAACCCCGTTCGCCGTGGGCGATACGATATTCAGCCCGCAGCCGTTCGTCCCGCCAAACCCGAGGAGACTAAACCCGGTGATTTCAACGCCCGTTCCGCCGTTCAACTGAACCCCGATCGCCCCACTCGACACCGAGATCGGCTGAATGCTCCCGCCGACGATCTGGAACTCATTGCACAGGACCGAGATCCCCACCCCACCGTCGGCAATATAGAACGTGACCGAGTCGATGTAGACGCCGGCCCACGCCGTGGCGATGCTAATGCAGTTCGTCGTGCACGATACCGTCCCGGCCGCAATAACGAGGTTCTGCAACGTCCCAGCCAGCCCCGCCCCGACTACTACCCCCTGTTTACAGTTGGTCACGTCGAACTGATTTAACGTTATGTTCTGAACAAATGCACTCAACAACACAGCTGTAGCCAGATTGGCGAACACACAGCTATTTATGTTCTCATTAACTGCATAAGAAGAAACCGCCATCGAGCCGAATATAGATATCCCACCACCCTGGGAAGTGCTACTACCTACGAACTCACACCCAATGATGCTGATGTTTGATGTGTTATTGATACTAACACCAGCGAAAAAGTAATTGGTCTGCGCAAACCCATCCGAGCCCCGGAACGTACAGCGGGAAACATCCGAGCCCGCCGTCAACGACGGAGCTACGATGCTACGGGCTGTCACAAGATTGAGGCCGTTGTACGTTCCAGTAAGGTTAGTCGTAAACGTCATATCCCGAACGTGAACGGAATTGCCCGCGTTGGAATAGTTAAAGGTCCACCCGCCAGCCGTTTGGTTGATGACAGTTGCCTCTTGCCCGGCCCCGACTATTGTCAAACCAGACACAGCATTTGGGAGGGTAAAGCTCGGATTTGTCGTGAACGTAAATGTTCCTATCGGGAACAGAATAAACGTATGCCCGGCCGCTATCGCCCCAGCGAAAATGCTGTCGCACGCCGCCGACCCGGTCGGATCAGCCCCGCCGTCAATCACCATGTCATATGGATCGCCGGGCGTCGGCCGGCTCGATACGTACCAGTTGTTATTGCCGTTCTGCCCACTTGCTGCCCCAAACCCGCGCGGCATGGTCAACGTCGTCGAGGTCGTCAGTTGTGACACCGTGACGGAGTAGGTCCCAGTTTGTCCAGTCGTTCCGGTCAATTGCCCAGTGATGATGGTCCTAGCCGCAACAGTTCCGCCCTGAACCAACCGCCCAACCTGGATAATCCCCGACGTGATCGCAGTGACATGCAGAACCGTCCCGGCGCTGCCCGATCCGTTATCAATGTAGCCGGTAAACG